GTATCATACGTCCATTGATCAAGTTTAATATTATTATCAATTACCCAATCAATAAACTTAGCAGTGTTGATAGCACGAATATCCATAACGTGCTTTCCAAATTTTACGAAAGCATTATAGTATGGACTGTTTGCAAAATCGCCGTATGTTTTATTAGATGCCCTAGTATTTCCTTGTGTCTTTTCAAAAAATCTTACATAGGCTTGCATGCCAACTTGTACATGTTTGTCTTTTTCTTGTTGCCATCTACGTTTTTGCTCGCATACATGGCTTGCTAAAGTTTTTTCTTTACTGAAACTTCGATTACAATACTTACATACAAAGGGCTTTTCACTCACAACATAACCCTTTACAGTTTCTTTGGCTATATCTATAAGTGTACTCATAGTAATTCTTTAATTTGTTTATCATCATAACCAAGGTCTTCAAGATACTTTACAATTTCCTTTTTTGTATTTACTGCTACAAGCATTTCAACCTCGTCAGGTTTAGCATGAGGATACAAACGTTTTATTGCTTTTTCAATTTTATTCTTACTAGTTTTCTTTTTGCCACCGGGTATCCATTCATGAAATGCAGTACCCATGCCAGGACTAGCAGTTGTTAGTAAAAGCCATTGTAGTTTAGGATGTTTTGCTAATTCAAAAAAATGTGTGTTAACACGTTTGTTTGTAGCAATGAGCCACCATTCTTGCAATGCTGATTCACCTTTAACACTACTTGCATAGCGATTTAATAGAAATGCACTAAAAGCCTTCTTTTCTTCATCACTGAGGTTGTCGTAAAACTTTTTGTCTTTACGATCCATTGCACCTAGCACTTTGTTTAGAGGAAGTTTACTTGCCATTGTTGCTTTCTAACTTGTTTAACTTATAATAACACGTTTTTATAAACATTGCAAGTATTCTAAAAATACTCTGCAAATGCACATTCAAACATTGTTGCATCATCGATGTTTTCAAAATTGATACGGTACCAGCGAATACTGTCCTTATCCCAATATACGTCTATGTTTACGCCTTCGTTGACCATCTTGCGATCAGAGAAAAAAGTAATAACACTTTCAATTAACGGACGTTGAATCAGATTCCAATCGTCTTCACTGCCCGCATTTAGTTTTAAACTAAAGCATAAGTTGTCATTTTTTATAATATAACTACCAGACTTTTCCAACATCAACTATTTCCGATGTCCTACTTATTTCTTCTACAAAATATGCACAACGTGGTTTATCTCCTTCTTCAAGAGGTACTGCTAGTAAATGCCCTGGTTTCAACTTTGGAAAATACCATTTTACTTCTTGGTATACATCTACTATCTCAACTGGTGCAAACTGTGGTCTAAAATCACTACGTGGATTATACAAGAATGCATTGAAGCCTCTGTCATTTAAACTTGTCAAAGGAATAACTTCTAAGTCTCCGTGGTCGGGTTCGCCAATTAGCATCATCCAATCACGTGGCATTCTAATAGTTTTATCTCCTATTTTTAACACTAGTGCCGGAGCATTAAAACTTTGCAAGAAGATAAGAGGAATAAAAAAGTAATCAGGATCTTTTGGATTACTATTGTCTAGGACTGCAAACCTCATATCATCGACTTCATCAGGAAGATCGTTCATTACAAAAGTTTTATTCTCAAGTGTTAGAATTTGCATTAATATACCTCTTTAATTTTATCAGCAATACCATATTGTACTGCTTCTTTTGCACTTAGCCACTTATCTTCTGGTGGAAGTAGAATCTCACGAATCTTCTTTTCTGACATTCCTGTGCATTTCTTATAATGTTGTAACATACGTTCTGTACTAAGTTCAAACTCTCTTACTCTAGCAAATAATTCATGTTCTTTACCACTGCTACCCCAACTATACTGGTGTGATAAAATACTAGTGTTTGGTGTAAGAATACGTTTTCCTTTGGTACCTGCCATAAAAGTGAGTACGCCACAACTTGCAATTAATCCTAGTCCTACTGTTTTCACTGGTACAGCACTACCCTTCATTGTGTCAATGAGAGCAAATGCCGCATGTACACTTCCGCCTGGACTATTAATAATTAAAGTAAGTTCTTTTGGCCGTTCTTGTGATGGGCATAAATTCTTTTCAATAATCCATTGTACAATAGGTTTTGTAGATTCATATGTAAAGTTGTCAGCCATGTAGTAATATCCGGCATTCCACATAAGTTCGCCAGGCTGACGAGACGCCGAAGATGCCTTTGCCACTGGTTTTTTGTTGTTCATTTTAATTCCAATCTGTTTTTTGTATTACAAACGGGTAGTTTGCTTCTTTGTAAAATTGTTTCCTTTTAGTTAGGTGCCTTTTTGCATACTTGCAAGTACTTGTTATGTCCCAAATTCGGACATGGTCTTTATCCTCTGCTTTACGAATACCTCGTCCAATACTTTGTATTACCCGGACAAAACTTTTGCCTGGTTCTAATAGTACAAGATTAAATATTCTAGGTATGTTAATACCAACTGCGGCAACACCATATGTTGCTACAATAATCTTATTATCTACATCTGCTACTTCATCGTAGTGTTCTTTTCTATCAACTGCTTTAGTTGCACCACTTATAAAGACTGCTTGGTCTCCTAATCTCCTAACCAGTGCTTTACCAGATTCAACACGGTCAACTAGGACCATTGTATTACCTGATTCACCTATTGTATTAAACAGGTTTGCTAGATAGTCTAAACGTTTATCATTTGTAAGCAGATATTTTAATTCGCTTTGATAGTTACTATAGTCTCCATGGTCAACTAGCTGTACTATATTTACTTCACAGTTTGCTAAAACACCCATGTCCTGTAGTTCACTAGCACTCTTACGACCAGTAACCGGACCCAAACTTACCAATAGACTCATAAATTCAAACATTTCTTTTGGTATTGTGCCTGTTAGTCCCCAGCGAATTGGAACTTGACTCATTACTCCTGTAAGTAATGTTTTAAGTGCATCTGCTTTTGCCATATGTACTTCGTCGACAATAACACATACTACATCTTCAAGAAACTCGCCTATAGTAATTGGTGCTTCTGCATTACGGGTGTTCTTAAGCAAAATATTTAAACTTTGCCAAGTACAAATAGTATGTTGCTTACCAAACTCTTTTCTATCACCATAATACACACCAACGTCTAAACCTAAGTTAACATAATCTTCTTCAGTCTGTGTCACTAAACTCTTATTAGGCACAATTACAATACTTCGTCCATATGGCTCAACTAGGTTACTCAATGCGGCTGTGATAAGTGTTTTACCAGCACCTGTTGCAATTTCTTGTAGACTTTGCGGGTTGCTAATGAAACTATTAATAATCTCAATTTGATAATCTCGTAATACCACTGGTTCGCCTGCAACTACATGACCTTTTGGCCACTGTTTATGCGAAAATGTTTCAGCAGTAACTGGTTCTAGTACAAAGTCAGTTTGGTATTCGCGATGGTCAGTAAGAGTAACATTGTATTTCATTTCTTCAAGCATCGGAAGAATATCAGGAAGTAAATTAATAAATGTGCTACCACCAAGTTGAAAATAACTGACTTTACCATCCCACCTGCCAAGTCTTACTGCTGGCAAGTATCGAGCATAAGGAACTTCATATTTAAATTTATTAGAAAGACGTTTACGAGCTTCTAAATCAAGCCCTTCAATTTTTACATTTACTTCATCTTTAACTATTAGGTTTGCGGTTTTCATTCTTGCTCAATTGAAAAGTTATAATTTGTATAGTAACAAATCCATGGCTTATATTTGTCTATTGCTTTTGATTGTATATTACGAAATTTAGTAAAGCCTTGTGTACTAATTACAATGTCTGGTGTCCAATTGTCTGTATTAGACTTTGGATGATTAAATCTACTTGCACTATCTAGTATAGCAAACTCTGTATCGGAATGCAACCTACGACTTGCATCTGTTAGGTTGCGATGATACTTTAACATTACAGTTGTTTTTTCTTTGCCAACCTTAGCAATTGCTTTTACAATGTTTTCTTCAAGTTCAGTTGCAATATGTCTTCCATCAACAATGAATGCAACTCTGTTTAGTTCTAGCTCTTTGGC